TGTTTGCGGCGTGCGACGGCGCGACCGGCGCGCTTGCCAGGTAGATCGGCCCCTGCATGGTGCCGCCGGCCAGCGGCAGGTAGGCCGTGGCGACCGAGGCCGACTTGCTGTCCACATACTGCCGGGTCGCCGCGCCGAGTGCCGCCTGCGGGTCGCCGGACAGCAGCAGCAGCCCGGTCATGGCCGCGCCAGTAAGGGCGACGAAGTTCGAGTCCACGTAGCCCTTGTTTGCGGCGTGCGACGGCGCGACCGGCGCGCTTGCCAGGGAGATCGGCCCCTGCATGGTGCCGCCGGCCAGCGGCAGGTAGCCGGCAAGCAGATTGAGCGTGTAGCGGCGGGTCGCCGGTTGCAGGTCCGCGGTCGGGTCGCCGAACAGCGTCAGGTTGCCGGTCATCGTGCCGCCCGCGAGCGGGAGGTAGGCCGCGGCGGCGTCGGCGCTATTGAGCTTGCGCGCGTCGAGGTCTTCGATCTCCGCCTTGGCGTGGGCGAAGTTATCGCGCACGCTCTGCGTGGTCGGGTTGCCGTAGATCGGGACGGTCGGGTCGATGTTGCTCATGCGATCCGCACTCGCAGTGGGGGTGGTTGCCAGCCCGGCGGCGGTTTGACGTGGGCGTCCCAAATCGAGAGGTTGGAATCCCAGGTGGTCGCGCCGGCATCCCATACCGAGGGCTGGGCATAGGCGATGTCTACGACGGTGTGCGCCGGCTTGATGCGCGCGACCGCGCACTCGAGCATGGAGTTGCCCCACCAGCGCAGCCGCTCGCCGGCCGACGCGTCGCCCGTGCGGAAGTAGTGGATGGTCGCGGGCGAGGTGAAGATGGTCCACTCGTAGGGCCCAGGCCCCTCGTCAATCTCCACCCAAAAGCCGAGCGCGGTCAGGTAGGCCGTGATGGCGGCGATGCTCTGGCCGCCGACCTGGGACATCTTGGCGATGACCGCGGCCCGGCGCTGCGCGAGGGTGTCGAGCGGCCCTGTGCAGGGATCCGGTAGACCGAACACCCGCTCCCAATCGCTGATGGTCTCGGTCGCCGAGCCGGGATAGGCCTCGGCCAGCAGGTTGCAGTCGCGCGTGGAGACGCGGGAGAACTCGGCGGCGATGCCGTCCGCAAACTGCATCAGCACCGAATCGGGGTCGCGCGGCCAGACCGCGCCCACCGGGAACAGGTCGGCGATCGCCTCGGCGTAGTCCTCAGGCAGGTGGCCGCAGTGGATGGTTTCAGACACGCGCGGCTCCATCGACCGGCCAGGTGATGTTGCCCATCACGAAGATGCCGCCCGGCGGCGGTGCCTGCTGCGGCTGCGTCGGCGCGGCGACGTTGAAGTAGACGACGCCCGGCACCGCCTGGATCGCGGAGGTGATCTGGCTCACATAAATCCAGCCGCCCGGCACCGCCTGCCGGCGCAGCATGTCGGTCAACTCGTTCTGGATCGCGGTGCGGATTTCCGGCGTATCCGCGGACAGGACGTTGATGGTGACGTTGAGCGGGGTCGGGACCGGCGCTTCGACCGTCACCACCGCGGTCACGGGCCGGAGCGGGTCGATATACTCGGCCACAAGCTGGACGTCGCCCGGCTGCGGGATGCCCTGCTGATCGGCGCGCACGTCATCCATCATGAACCGGACCACGACCGTCCCAGGCCCAAGCTCGAGCCCGTAGCACCAGGCGCGGGTGACGCCCGGCACCTCCATTGCCCAGGCGATGTAGTCGTCGGCGCTGCCGCCCTGCGGGGGCACCTGCAGCCGGAACAGGAGCCGGGCGAGTAGCTGTTCGTCGGTCTCGGTCGGCGCGCCGCCGTCGATGCCGGGGTCGATGACGTAGCCGAGCGGGGCGACGCCTGCGACCGTGTTGACGAGGGTCATCTGCACGCCGGTTACGCAGTTCGCGAGGTCGCCTGGATTGACGGCCTGGACGTTGACGGTGATGTGGTTGGTGCCATCCTCGGTCGCGCCTTGCAGCACCGTGAATTGCACGCCGTCGGCGCGCTGCACGAGGGAGCCGGTGGCAATCGAGGTCGCGGTGTTGGCTTCCCATTGCACCTGGCCGAAGGCATAGGAGGCCTCGATCCGCTGCACGCCCCAAATCGAGGCCCAGCGCACGAGGTATTCCGACTCCGCGGTATCCGGGAAAAGCTGGTTGAAGCTGTAGTCGAGCCGGCCATAGAGCAGGTGGGTAGCGCCCGCCTCCACGTCGCCGATGACCGAGAGGTTGTTCTTGCGCAGCAAGGCATCGGTGCCCGGCAGCCGGTTCATGAGGTCGGTCTTGATCCGGGTGCGCAGGGTTTCGAGGGTCGGGCGGGAGAACGGCATTACACGCGCACTCCTGGCACGCCGGGCTGCCCGGCTTCAGCGGCCCATAGCGGCCCGTAACGACCGGAGAAGACGAGGTCGCGCTGCCTATAGATGTCCACCTGTAGCATGAGCCAGCCGCTCTGCGGGTAGCTGCCGGCGACCGCAATCTCATCCGCGACTCCGTCTTCGAGCATCCAGGCGAGCGCGTCCTTGGCGTAGTCCTCGGCGCGCAGCCGCGCGTCGTTGGTCTGCTTCTCGCGCGAGAGCAGCCAGAGCTTTGAGCCGAGCGGGTCCGCGGGCTGGTCGTCATCGGCGGGCGTGTCGCCCCACCAGCCGCGGAGGTCGCCGGGCGCGCCCGGCAGCGCGTCGTCCGGATCGGCGCGGCGGTCGGTGAACAGGGAGATCAGGACGGCGGTTTCGAGGTCGGCGTCGCTGGCGAGGTCGGGCGGCGCGATCAGCCAATCGCCGGAGACGGTCAGCGGCGGCCAGACGGTCCGGATGTCGGTCACAGCAGAAGCCCCAGGGAAGCCGCTGGACGGGGTGCAGGCCTCGGCCGCGGCGGGAGGGCCGGCCAGCCTTTCGGCGGCCACAGGCCGCCACGCCTGGGCGCAGGCGCGCGGTCCTCGGGGTCCACGTCCGCGAGCGGGAACACGTTGCCCTGCGGCTCCGGCTGATCGCTCATCGCGGCGGCGTCGTGATGCTGTTCGGCCCTTGGGCCTGGTGAACGTGCGTGCTGCCGACGTTGACCCCATTGTGCTTCAGGTAGCCGTTGGCGATGTCCACGTTGCCATTGAGCTTGATGTTCGGCGCGTTGACGGTCACGTCGCCGCTCGCCTGGATCGTGATCGGGCCGCCGGAGGTGATGACCACCATCGTTCCGGCGCTGGCGTCCAGCGTGTGGGTGATGATCTGCACGCAGTTGCCGCGGCGGAGCGCGATGGCGTCGCCCTCGTCCGAGTAAAGCGATACCTCGCCGGGGTCCATCCGGGGCAAGCGCGAGGCGCGGTTCTCGACGGAGACGATGATGCCGTGCTCGCGGTTGCCGTTCGGGAACACGCAGACGACCTCGCTGCCGGGCTGCGGGACGGTCGAGACGCCGTATTGCTGGAACCGCTCGACGTTCGCCTTGGACTCGTGGGCCAGCAGCGAGACGGTGTGGGTCTGCAAGCCGGTGGTGTCGTCGGTGCCTTCCACCACGCCGCGGACGATGAGGTTCTGGAGCCGGCGATGCGTTTCCATCAGTGCCCTACGTCTCCCCAGGCTGCGCCGCCGCCCGTGCCCTTGTGCTTGCCCTTCCTACCGTGGCCCTTGTTCTGCCGCTTGCGCTTGATCCTCTCGGGCAGGAAGGCGTCGGGGAGCGTCGTTTCGAGGCGCGTCACCTTGCCGGCGGTGCCAAGCTCGAACTCCACCTGCGAGATGACAAGCTCCTGGTCGAGGCCGAGCCAGTCAGCCTTGATCTGCACCATTTCGTTGATCTTCCAGAGCCGCCCGTCGCGCTGCCGCCAGCCGATGACGGTCAGCGTCGCCTTGAGCCCCTTGGCGATCCGGCGGCGCATCTCCCAATCGGCGCGCTGGGCCGCGTCCATGTCGTCTGCCGCGGCCTCGGCCATGATCACATGGACGCGGTAGCGGTTTATCCCTGTGTCGGTCGCCGACCCCAGGACTTGGGTAAGAACCTTTGCGCCGCGATTTGTAGCCGTATCGTGGCCGCCGCCTGTGCCCGCTCCGTCATCGCCGGAGGTGTCTTCTTCTTCACCGTCAGGAGGGTCGCCGCTGTCGTCGTGAGGAACGACCGCACGGCCTGGCAGCCGCGGCATCCAGTGCTCGGCGAACCACGCGGCACGCTCGGCCTCGCGGGTGGCGGCGGCGACGGGATCGGCGGCGTGCTGGCCCGGAGTGGAGGGTTGCGGGGGGAGCGGTTTGCCGACATCCCCCCACGGGTCGTTGCCGGACCTCTTTGCCCATGAAGCATCTCGCGTCTTGTTCCCTGGCCGTTGACCTTTGACGACATAAAGCTGGAACCGCTTGCTCTGGTCGAGGTCGGCGTTGGCCTGCAAGACGTTCCGGCCCTGGACGAGCGCGGTGCTGGCCTTGTTGTCGCCGGGGTGGCAGAGCACCAGCCTTCCCTGCTCGTCGTCGGTAAGCAGGAACTCTTGCAGCCGCGCGAGGCGTTCGACCATCTGGAAGCAGGTTTCCGACTGCTGCACCTGCGCATCGGAACACTCGTCGGTCGGGTCGTCGCCGCCGCTGGTATCGGCGACGCTGCCGCCGCTGCCGACCTGCGTGATGATGTCCAGCTTGTAGGGCTGGGCGAGGCTCTTGGCGATTTCGAGCAAGGTCTGCCCGTTGAACTGCCCGCCATCGACGTTGATGGAGGAGTCGACGAAGTCGCACGTCTTCGACCGGCCCGTGACTTGGACCGTGTGCTCGGTCGCGCTGAATGAGGGGCGGAAGGCATCGACCCAGCCGGTGATGACCACGTCATTGCCGATATGCACCTCGCAGGCGTCGCCCGGCGAGATGCGCCAGGGCTGCGGCATCGCGGGGTAGCGTTCGGAGACGGTCAGCGTGAAGTCAGCACAGGCCCGCTCCATGCCGCGGGTGACGCGCACCTCTTTCCAGCCGCCATACTGCTTGCCCTGGATGAGCAGGGTCACGTCATCCGACTTCGGCTGCTGCGCGGCCGTGGTCCCGCTCGCCGGCGCTGCGGTCGTCGCGGTCGTGGTCGCGCTCATGTCGCCAGCACCCGCCCGGTGATGGGCAGAAAGCACGGGTCATCGGCGTTGGTCCGATCCGCGAGCTCCAAGTTGCGGTTGGCGTCAGCGTAGAGCCGCCAGGCCAGGGTCAGCGCGTTCACCGAGCGAGGCGTCTGATAGGTGATGAGCGAGGGAAGCTGCGCGATGGTCAGGTCGAGGTCATCGAGCAGGGCGTCCTTGACATCGAGCAGCGCGGTGAAGAGGTCGTCCTGCCCGGCGTCGGCGGCGATCAGGATGGCATCTTCGAAGGCGGTGTCGAGTTGGTCGCGCACCACCTGAGCGTCGTCGGCCGAGCCGAGGGTCAGGCCCGGCATGTTGTAGGCCATCTCGGTCAGCGCGCAGGAGCGCACGAAGCTGCGCCAGGCCGCGGTGTTGCGCGCCTCGGCGAGGCGATCCGCGGTGGCTGGGATGACCGGCGGCGCGACGGTCGCCGCGAGCCCGTGCGGGGAGAGCAGCGACGACACGGAACTGACCGCCTGCTTGCCGTAGCTGAGCGCGGTCGCGAGCATCCCGCTAAAGCCGGTCTCGGGGCTGGATGCGGTGTTGGTGAACGCCGAGAAGACGTTCTGCGTCGCCGGGACGAGCTTGGTCACGTCCTGCACCAGCAGCGGCGCGCCGGTCGAAAGCACGCTGAGCGCCGAGGTAAGGCCGGACTGACCGGACAGACCGGGGATGCGCAGCGCCCCAATCTGCCCGGCGAGTTGCGTCACCTGCTGCACGGCGGAGGAGGAGACGAACTGCTGCACGCCGGACAGGCTGAAATTCGACATGAAGGAAGACGAGTTGCTGTCGGTCAGGTTAGAGGCGGTCGTGTCGACCTTGGTCCCGGTGTCGGACGGCGTCGGGAGGTCGATCTGCCCGGCCTCGAAGAAGTTGAGTGTGACGGCGACGTAGCCGCCGCTGTCGCGCCGCTCGGTGAACGTGCCGGTCTCGCACGTCGCCTGCACGCTGCCGATGTTCGGATGGATCAGCGTGCCCGGCCCGGCCTGCTCGCAGGCCTTGACCAGCGCGTCATAGTCAGACTGGTAGGTCTGGCCGATGCAGTAGGCCGAGAACGTCCACGTCCGCTGCTTGCGACCGAGATCCTCGGAATAGGGGATGTCGCGCGCCGGGAACTCGTGGTTGACCAGCCGGCGGCCCGTGCCTCGCGCTACGTCATCCACGAAGAAGGCGGCCCCGCGGAAGCTGGCCCGGCGGAGACGGGCGCGCCAGTTGCCGCCGGTCAGCGCGATCA